AAACTCTACCATCTTACCACCACGTCTATTGTCTTCTAGACCCATAAGAGCTTTGTTTTGTTTTTCTGCATTTTCTTTTACATCAGTACCTGTAAAATTTGCTGCTGAAAAAGATTGTTGGCCTGTATTAGGATCGTATTGTCTTGTGTAATATTTATTATCTTTACCTAAAGATACTCTTACATTTCTAAAACCACCTGGTACACTTGAGTCAGCTACTCTAACTGTTTTATCCCCACCTGTTAGCATTCCTGCACCCTTAGCTTTATCTGATTTCATTTTTAAGAAAGCTTGAGCTAACTTCATATCTGAATCTTGTTGTTTTAATTTAAGACCAATCATAGCGTCAGCACTAGAAGCTAAAGTCTGACCTGTAATGTCTAAGAAACCTTGTATACCTTTTTCAGGAGATTTGCCTGATAACATTTGACCTGCTGCTCTCATCATTAATAAATTATTTAAATTAGAATTATCTGAACCAGTCATTTTATTTATTTGATTTTTAAATTTTAAGAACTGACCTGATAAAGCATCGGTGCCTGCTAGCTCGTTACCTGCTGCAACATCTCTTTTTCTTTTTTCTATCATGTGTTGAATTTCTGCTTGGCTTTCATTACCTGTTATTACAGGAACGCCATCATTATTAGGTGCTGGCATATTATCTGCAGTTACTGCGCCTTCATCTTTTTGTCCAACCATAGACTGTAAAGTACTTAGATCTACATTAGACTCAATAGCTATTTGTTTTAATTGTTCATCAGTTGCTTCATTAGGATTAACACCTAATTTACTTGCAACTTCTTTTACTTTAGCTACAGTTTTTAACTGTGCATCTAACGCTTTCTCTCCTTCTGTTAATGGATTTTCAATACCAATAACTTGAGGAACAAAGTCTTTTGTACTTTCTTTGTATTCTTTTAAATTTTCTGTAACTCTTTTTTTAGGATCAGGTTCATACTTAGGTTTTTTTTGATAGATTAGTCTTTCTTGAATATCTTTTGCATAAGCTTCGTTAGTCATTTCTCCTGGATTAATATCAGCTACTGCTTCAGGAGATATAAATCCTCCTGTTATACCTGTACCAATAGAAGCTAAAGCTGTTTTTCCAGGATTACCTACTATGGATTTTGCAGCACCTGTCATTCTAGGAGCTAAATATTCTCCTGTTTCTTGTAAGGCTTTTATTCCAGATCGTTTTGCAGATGATGGTAAGAAAGCAGCACCAGGCACAGCAAGAGCAGCACCTTGTAAGAATTTACCTGTATCTCCTTCAACAACACCTTCTGCCATATCTTGAGATCCAACACCTATACCATAACCTTCTAAACCAACTATACCTGTTTGAACTCCAGGTCTATTCATAAAAGAAGAAACTTTAGGTGCAAGATATCTGTAAGCTGGAGCAGCACCTGCTCTTATCATATTACCTACTTGCATTATTCCACCAAGAAAAAATTTAGGTACTTGTTTAGGATTTACTTCATGTAGCTCTTGTGCTCTTTTTTTAAATAGAGGTCTGTTTAATGTCTTATCCATTAAACTACCTATACTGTTCTGCCCATGGCCATCGCCGCAGCCGTTGGGTTTTTATTCAACATTGAGTAAGTTGCGTATGCACCAAGTCCAGCTCCTGCAGCTTGTGCTAAAGGATTACCACTAGATCCTGGTGTTGTGGTCTGTGTTAATGAAGACTGAGATGTTGGTCCTGCAGCATAGATATTTTTTAAGAATTCAGCTCTTTGATACGGTTCGTATGCTCTTTGTAATTCTGTCTGTCTTGTAGCATCTAATGCTTGCTGACCTAACTGTCTTTGTAAACCACCTGCAGCCATTAACTGATTAATGTCTGACTGTGCCATATTTTGTTGTTGTTGGCCTAACGCACCTAACAACTGACCACCTTGTAATCCTATTCTTTGTTGATTCTGTGCTGCACCTAATGCAGTATTAAAACCTTGTGCCTGAGCTTGACCCATTGCTGATAAAGTTCTACCTTGAAGTTCCGCTTGCTGAACTCCTTCACGTCCTCCACCAAATGCACCAGATTGAATAGCTTGTGATCCTAATTTATTCTGCATCATTTGTCCTTGTCTACCAATTTCATTTGTAACATATTGTTGATAAGGATTTAAAAATTGTGATATCTGTGAAGCACCTACAGGAGCCATTGCTCCTTGTACTCCAGATACAGCAGAACCAACAGTAGGTTGACCCACTCCTGTAACTCCAGAAGCTGTAATACCTTGTTGTTCTAAAGCACCCATAGGTGCTACATTTATTTGTGGAATGTTAACTGGTTTTTGTGCAAGTGATGAAGCTATGTCCATCAAACCAAGTTTTCTTTCCTCTATACCCGGTGCTTCTCTTATGTATTGTGTAGTAGTTGAAGGTTGGCCTCCGCCACCTCCTCCACCGCCACCGCCAAATATACTCATTTAGTTAGCTCCTTTTGAAATTCATAATGTTTTACTTTCCAATTATATTTATCCATAATTTTTTTATATCCTGGTCTCATTAATGCAGTTACTCTTTTACAATTATTTACCTTTGCAAATTCTTCTAATGTTTGTACTAACTTATCAGACCATAAATTCATTTTCTTTCCTGTACAAATCAAACCTTGTAATTCTTTAAAGTTAGGATTGTCAAAAAATCTACTAGTACAACATCCAAATACTTTGTTTTCTCCATCGTCATCTGTTCCAAACATAACCCATAAATGCATTATGTTTTGTTTTAATAATTTTTTAATATGTTTAGCATCCGCATATTGACCGCTAAATTTTAATGCTTCTGCAATAAGAAACTCTACTAAAGGCCAAAAAGTATCTATCTCTGTTGGCTTAATAGTAAGTACTTCTACGTTAGCTTTAATTGTCTTTTCTACTTGCATCTAAAATATCCATAATTCTTTTAAAACGTTTTTGTTGTTCGTAAAAAAACTCAGCACCTTTTTTTCTTTGATCTTCTTTGTCTGAAAGATTTGCACCAGCAATAATACCTGCTCCTCTCACAGCAGCCGATCTAGATACAAATTCACCATCAGCTAATTGAGCTAACATTGTATCTTCATTGTCATTGCCCATACCAGCTCCGTCTTCAACAAAACCATGAGCTCTTACATAGTTACTGTAGTCTTTTTCATCATGACTAAATTTAGAAGGCAGTGCTTGCCCACCTGTATTAAATTTTGCAACGCTAACAATACCACCTATTTTCATTGCTGGAACTTTTTGGTCTTCACCCAGTATTGCTTCTACTGATTGATAAGTATTTTTATCTTCTAATGTGTTGTCTGAATATGTTCCATCATCATTATATGTTCTAGTTTGAAAACCTGTAGGTCCTCCTGCAAAACCACTCTCCATAAGTTTTTGATAATTTTTATTAAAGCCTGGAGCAGCATTTGCCATATCTTCTCCGCCACCCATACCACCAAGTAAAGGAATAACTGCTGAACCTAACGCAACTTTACCTGCAGTAGTTTTTGGAATCATACTAGATAAGAAACTTGAACCACCTTCGTTACCAACTAAACCTTGAGCAGTTCCCGGATCCATCATTCCTGAAAATCCTGGAGCCGTTGCTGCTGGACTTCCTGCAACTTGTGGAAATAAACTTTTTATTCCTGTCATAGTAGCTGTATTACCAAACTGTGCTCCTAAAGTGCTTCCTGCTAAAGTGTTAGCTCCTGTTTGACCAAAAGCTGATAGTCCACCAACACCTGCCATACCACCTAATTGGCCCATACCACCAATTATTAAGGCATCTCTTAAAGATCTTTTAGTTGATTTTCCTCGAAGTTTTTGTACGCCAAATGTGGCTAGTGCTAATGTAAATGGATCCATAATTTATTCTTTTAAATATGGATAATAATATCATTTTACTTAGTTAGTTTCAACTCATCGAGAAAACGACCTTCGTACTGGTGTTCTCCAACATGTATAATAGGGTCATTGACATAGGCATAACATTTTCCCCCAATGTCCTTCCAAAGCTTGCAAAATGAAAAATCCTCACCCATATATGTTTTAGTTTCAGGGTCATGTATACAGTCAAAGAAGTTCCATAAATTAGGTCTATCCACATATTCACCATTAATAACTGTCTTTTGAACTATATTTTTATCTGGATACTTCTCTATCATTTTATCAAATACGCTTCTTTTAATTAACATACATCCTGTAGGGCTATGTGTAACTTCCATAACACCATTATCTAGTTTTATATTTTCAGGGTTTTCTACTCTCATTGGATAAGTATTTAAAAATCTATGTATATCTTCAGGTTTTTTTACTTCACCATCATTCCATTTTTTGTAAAGTTTATCCCACATCATTGTTTTTAATGGGTAAGGAATAGATACTAGTTCTTTATTTAAATCTAACATTTTAATTATAGACTCTGCTCTAAAATATATATCTGAATCTACAAACAACATATGTGTACAATTAGATTCTAGAAAAGCTGAAGTACATAAATTTCTACCTTGAGTGACCAAAGAAGATTTTAATAAAGTAAATGTAATTTTTATTCCATTTTTAATACAAAGTTGTTGTAGTTCTAAAAGAGCTTGAGTGTAATGCATAGCTACCTCACTATGACAAGGAGTACAAACCATAAGACTATAAGGTGATTTATTTATTTTTTTTGTTTCTTTTTGTCCGGTGTCCGGTTTCCACATAGGAAGACTAGCTTTTTCGTATGATGTTACCTCAACTTCTTTTAAAGTTTGATAAGTATCTTCATTTACTGTTTCTTTCATTTAAAGCTCCTTTCAGAAAGTTTGTCCATTCTATGCCTTTTTTCTCCCAGTTATAAAATCTTTTATAAAATTTTTGTTGTTCTTCTAAATGTTCTTGCATGAAACCTTCATGTAAATAACTAGCAGCTATGTTAATTGCTCCTGCAGTATCTTGTGCCATTTGTTCGTAATTTGTTGAATAATTAATATACACAGGCCACTCTGCACAAGTTTCATACAAGGCTCCAAAATTATTAGTAATTACATGTACACCAGATGCTAAAGCTTCTAAAGCTGAAGCACAAGAAGTTTCTTCAAATATAGATGGATAAACAAACATATCGTAGTTAGGCATCATCTCTCTAATATATTCATTAGGTTTATAACCAATATAATTTACATTAGGTAATTTTTCTGCTTGTTCATATAAAGGTTCAAACTGTTGATCATTATTTTTTTTAAATTCATCTCCATAGACTTGCGATGAACTATATACATCTAGTATAATATT